GTGTTTCTCTCCCCGAGAACCGAACCATCCGCCACGGTGACCCCAGACGAATCCGACGCAATCGGCGCGAATCCTTGCAAACATGGAGCAATCTGTGGCAACTAGCAAAAAACCCGCGCCAGTCGCCAAGAAGAAAGCGGCCCCCAAGAAGGCACCGCCGGCTCCCGTCTATGGCCAAGTACGAACCGCGCTCGAAGTCACCATCGAGGCACTCAACAAAGACGGCCGACTCGGACCGCTCGACTCAGCGCGGATCGCTATTGCTCGAGTCCTCGCGTCTGTTGTAGACCTAGAACCAGAGTCAGCGATTCTCTGGAGAGAATACCGATCCGCCGAGAAAGCACTACGCGAGGAATCCAATGCCAACGAAGACCCGTTCGACCATCTCTTGCGAAGTCTGTCGACCACGATACGCGACGAAGCGGAACCCAAAAAACCGAACCCGAGGAGATGAAGTCGCCAAGATCGCCGAGGCTCTTGGGATGCCACTCATGCCGTGGCAGAAACTCGTCGTCGACACCGCTCTCGAAGTAGACGCCGACGGCATCCCGATCTACTCTCAAGTCACCGTCCAAGTACCGCGCCAGTCTGGAAAGTCTTCTCTCGTCTTGGCTCTCATGGTGCATCGCGCTCTCTTGTGGGGAGGACGTCAATCCATCGCGTACAACGCGCAAGACCTCAAGTCGTCACGCGCAAAGATGCTTGTCGACTACGCACCACTCATCGAAGCCTCACCGATCAAGACGGCACTACGTCGCATCTACCTCGGCAACGGAGCCGAGTCGATCGTCTTTCGCAACTCGTCCCGTATTGACACATTCGCAAAAACCGCATCCGCCGCACACGGTCGAACGCTCGACCTAGCAATCATCGACGAAGCCCGCTTCGACTTCGACGACTCCCGTGAAGCGGCCTACTCGCCCGCAATGGTCACACGCAAAGACTCTCAACTCTGGATCCTTTCCGTCGCCGGCGATGCAGCGTCGGTCTACTTCCGAAAGAAAGTCGAAGACGGACGACGACTTATCGACGGCAAGACACAATCGTCTCGAGCGTTCTTCGACTGGAGCGCACCCGACGACGCCGACTGGACAGACCCCGCAGTATGGGCCAAGACAATCCCTAGCCTCGGCTTCACACAAACAGAGAAAGCAATCCGGCAACGATTCGAGACCGCACTAGCAGACGGCAAAGAGAACACGTTCCGTCAAGAGTATCTCTGTCAATGGATGGCCATCGAAAACGCCATGATCCCCGACCGCTACCTCGTGCCATGTCTCGACCCGACCGCCGCTCCTAGTGGTCGCATCTGCTTCGGCATAGACGTCGCACTCGACCGCTCGTCAGGCTCCATCTGTGTCGCCGACGAGACAGGCCGTGTCGAACTTATCGACTCGCGCGACGGCGTCTCTTGGATCGTGGACCGCGCACTCGACCTCTACCGCCGACACAAAGCACCGCTCGTCGTAGACGGCTACTCACCCGCGAACTCACTCGTCGACCGTCTCGAAGCCGGCGGAGTTCCAGTCGTCAGATACGCACTTCGAGACATGACGTCGGCAGTCGGCGCACTCTACGACGCCGTCCTTGAAGGCAACATCCGCATCCGACCCGATCAACATCTCGAAGCCGCGCTCCGCACCGCCAAGAAGAAACAAGTCGCGAGCGGATGGTTGTGGTCACGGTCCGAGATAGACGTTGACATCTCGCCACTCTTCGCCGCAACGCTCGCCTACTATCACGCAACGAATCGTCGAGCACCCGAGCATCGACGGAGTACCATCTTCTAGATGAACCACTCACTCATCCTCCAAGCCGTAGGGACTATCCTTGTAGTCGTGAGCCTTTCCCTCATCGCAATACCGCTCGGCATCGGCTTCGCCGGCGTCTCACTTGTCGCGTTCGGAATCGCAGCAGAAAGAACCTAGATGCTCAACCGTCTCCTACAACCGGCAACTCACAAGCGCGGCGCGTACGTCGACAGTCAAGGCCGCATCTCGCGCACATTCGTCGACTCCTACGCCGGCGTCACCGTAGACGCCGAGACAACACTTTCCGTCCCGGCTATCTGGCGAGCCGTCACAATGATCTCAGACGATGTCGGCTCTCTGCCGTTGTGCGCGTATCGAGGCAACATGAAGATCCGCCCCACTCCGCGAATCCTTGAACGCCCGAACCCGCTCGAGACACCAATGGAGACCTATTCGGCGATGGCGGCGTCGTTGCTTCTTCATGGCAACTACATCGCACTCCTCGGTCCTCGAGGCACTAACGGCTATCCCGACTACATCATCCCCGTCGACCCGAACCGCGCTCGTATCTTCGTACGCGACGGAGTCAAGTATTGCGAGATCGAACAGCGCGTCTACATCGTCGGCGAAGAAGTGTTCCACATCAAAGGATTTTCACTACCCGGAGAGCACGTCGGTATCGGCATCATCGCCGCACAACGTCAAGGGATCGGAGCCGCAATCGCCGTCATGGAATACGCCGCTCGATACTTCGACGGCGGAGCGATGCCGTCGTATGCAATCAAGTCAGACAACCCAGATCTCACACAAGAAGAAGCCGACCTCCTGAAGCAAAAGTGGATGGAGCATTACGGCGCACGATCACGCATCCCCGCCGTCTTGAACGCATCGACAAGCATCCAAGAACTCACCGCAAACGCGAACGACGCGCAACTCGTCGAAGCAAGGAACCAGTCAATACTCGACTCGGCCAACATTGTCGGCGTACCCGGTGCAGCAGTCGGAGCACCGAACCAGACACGCACCTACACGAACACCGAACTACAAGCGATCGAGTACATCAAAACAAGCCTTCGCCCATTGACCACCCGCATCGAGCAAGCAATGACGGACCTCATCCCTCGAGGCCAATACGCCCGATTCACTTTCGAGTCAATGCTTCGAGCAGACACACTCACCCGCTATCAAGCACACAAGATCGCACTCGACGCCGGCTTCCTCACAGTCGACGAAGTACGACACATAGAGAACCTTCCAACACTTGACAATTACGACAACTACGAAGACAACCCGACCGACTCAATCGACGACGAGGATGATCTAGATCCGACCGTTGACCCACTAGAAGGAATCGACCAATGAAAGAACTCGAACTCCGCTCCTACGACATCGAACTCGAACTCCGTCAAGACGGCGACGGACGAACCATCTCAGGGATCGTCGTACCGTATGACGTCGAGCAACGAATCAACCCGTCACTCACCGAAGTATTCCGACGCGGAGCGTTCGCCGCAGTCGCCAGAGAAGCGCACCGCGTCAAACTCCTAGTCGGCCACGACTCACAGAAACTCCCGATCGGACGCGCCACACTTCTACGCGAAGACGACCGTGGACTCTACGGTGAGTTTCGTGTCAGCAAAGGCCAACGCGGGGACGACATTCTGGAACTCGTAAAGGACTCAGCCTTGACCGACTTCTCGATCGGTTTTCAAGCATTGAAGGACCGACGCCGACCAGACGGAGTCGTCGAACGAATCGCGGCGCACCTCGCCGAAGTCTCACTCGTAACCTTCGGCGCATACGGCAAGAACGCCGCCATCGCCGGCGTCCGAGAAGAATCAACCACTCCGAACCTCGACGCCATTGTCGAACTACTAAAGGAACTAAAAAAATGAAAAGCACACAAGTAGCACTCAACGCAACAACCGACACGCAGATCATCTTGGCCGAGCCACTTGCGCGAGACTGTGTTCTTCACGTCCTCACCTCAGCGACAATCTATGTCGGCCCGTCTGGAGTGACATCAAGCACCGGCTTCAAAATAGACAACGCCGCCGGCCCTATCGCGATTACGGTGCCAAGCAATGAGACGCTCTACGCAATCGCCGCAACGGGAACACCAACAGTCTCCGTCCTTGTCCCCGGCGACTAAATACTGGCAGACATCCTCGACAGACGCTAAACTCACATCTAGTCGGCACCCCACCGAACGGAGCGCGAGCACCCCGCAATAGCGGCACCCTCGCCCGTTGCGCGATGGCACCCCGTTGAAAACCCATCAACATCGGAGAACAACCGTGAACACATTCCTCAATCAACTCAATGAAACCCGCAACAACAAGCAAGGGATCATCGACGCAACACTCAACCTCGCAGCCGAATCGACTCGCGACATCACAGACATCGAAGTCGCAAACATCCAAGCCCTCAAACTTGAGATCGACAAACTCGACGAGCGCATCGCACAAGTCGCAGATCTCGAAACACGCAAAGCAGCAGCCGCCGAACTTCAAGCCTCCGTCCCATCGACCGAGGTTCGTTCCGCAGCACCCGCCCGCGTAATCAGCGAAGAAGCCACATACCACGAACGCTCCGAGCGCGACTTCCTCGCAGACGCAATCGCAGCCGAGTTCGGTGGCTCATACGAAGCCCGCGAGCGCATTCAGCGTTACCAGAACGAAGTCCGCGTCGAAAAGCGCGACTCCGGCACGTCAAACTTCGCCGGCCTTGTAGTACCTCAGTACCTCGTCGATCAGTTTGCACCGCTTCGCCGTGGAGGTCGCAAGACCCTCGACATCTCAAGCAATGCAGCACTCCCGGCTTCCGGTATGACTGTGAACATTGGCCGTCTCACAACGGGAATCACCTCGTATGTGCAGGCGTCAGAGAACACCGCACCAACAGAATCAAGCCCAGACGACACACTTCTCACGGTCAACGTGAACACCGTCGCGTCAATGTTTGACCTCTCAAAGCAAGCAGTCCTCCGTGGTACTGGCATCGAGACACAGTTGCTCGGCGACGCGATTCGTTCGTACCAGTCGAAACTAGATCAACTCGCAATCAACGGATCAGGCTCAAGCGGTGAGCATCGCGGAATCTTGAACACTTCAGGAATCAACTCCACGACCTACACCGACGCATCGCCGACATACGCGGAGTTCTTCCCCAAGTTGGTCGACGCGATTCAGAATGTTGCTACGAACTACTACGGAGGCGCGAACTATGTCGTCATGCACCCGTCAATGGCCGGCGCACTTATGAAGGCAGTCGACTCCTCGAACCGTCCAGTCATCACCCCCGCATCAGGTGGACCGATGAACGCACCCGGCTCGTATGATCGTCCCGGCTACGACTCACGCTTCTCGCTTCTTGGCTTGCCAGTAATCGAAGACGCAAACGTACCGACGAACCTCGGAACAGGAACCAACGAAACCGCCATCATCATCGGCGACTTCAACGAGTCCTACATCTGGGAAGACAACTCAGGCACTCCGCTCTATGTTCGCTTCGAGCAACCAGACGGCAACATCGCGATCCGCACCGTTGTCTTCGGCTTCTCGGCTTACACCGCCGGCAAGTACCCCGCAGCCTTCTCCGCAATCACCGGCACCGGCCTCATCACCGCCAACTGGTAGCGAGAACTTGACTAGTCTCTAGGGAGCGCAGCCCTAGAACGTCAGGATCCACAATGCTCAAGCACATCATCATCGCCGCCCTCGAAAAAGAACTCGCAGGATACGAACGGCGAGGACTCAAAGATCGCGCGAACCAAGTACGCCAAGAGTTGACTCGTCTCGGTCACTCGATGACCACGATCGTCGAGACTGTGCAGGCCGAGACGGTCAACACCCTCACAGATGCCGTCAGCGACGCTCAGACGGCCGTGGGGCGCGTCAAGAAGGCCGCAAGCACTCAGACACCCAAGCCCTCAAAAACCACTCGGAAGAAGTAGATCATGGCAATCACGAACGGATACATCACGCTCGCGAACCTCAAGACCTACCTCAAGATCGACGACTCAGTAGACGACGTCATTCTCGAAGGAATCATCGAGTCGGCATCACGCTCAATCGACCGCATCGCAAACCGTCGTTTCTATGCAGACGCCGCAGCAACCGCTCGCACATACCGTCCGATAGGCAACCTACGAGTCCAGATAGACGACGTATCGTCCACGACTGGACTCATTGTCAAGACCGACCCCGGCTCGACTGGCACCTACGCGACAACCTTCACCCTCGACACGGACTACATCGTCGAGCCAACGAACGCCATCGCGCTCGGACGGCCGATCACAACCATCACCATCGTCGGCCCGACCGCGTTCTCACTACCCGTCAACTACTGGCCACAAGTACAAGTCACCGCTAAGTGGGGATGGCCCGCAGTACCAGACGACATCGAACAGGCCACCTACATCCTGTCAGCCGACCTCTACAAGCGACGCGACTCAGTCGGCGGAGTTCTCGGTATCTCCGAACTAGGCGCGATCAGAATGTCACCACTCGGTAGAGACATCGCCGCAATCGTACGCGCCTACCGTCGAGAGTTCTTCGCGTGACACCGAACGGAGTACGCACCGCCATCGGAGTCGCACTAGACACCATCGCCGGCTTGCGATGCTTCGACTATGTTCCCGACTCTCTCGCACCGCCGGCCGCCGTTGTGGAACCGCTAGAGATCGACTACGACGAAGCAATGAACAAAGGTCTCGAGTTCTATCGCGCCTACATCCTCGTCATCGTTGGCCGTATGTCGGACCGTTCGTCACAAGACAGACTCGACGCCTACCTCACCGACACCGGCGCATCATCCGTCAAGGCCGCACTCGAAGCAGATCGCACACTTGGCGGAGCGTGTGCAACTCTGCAAGTAGCATCAGCGAGACCCCGCGAAGTAGTAGTCTCAGGAGTGAACATGATCGCATACAGATTCGAGGTCCGCATTTATGGCTAACTACAAGATCCTCGTCGAGTCCACACTTGGCGCAATCGGTGACACCGTAACGGACGCCGACATCATCGCCGCTCCCGCAGACATTGAGCAACTCATCGTCTCAGGTATCGTCGAACCAGTATCAACCACCAAAAACACTAAGGAATAAAACAATGGCAGTCTTCGCCCTAACAGATGCACAATTCACGCTCAACACAATCGACCTATCTTCGTACGTCACTAACATTGAACTCGTTTATGAGTTCACCGCAATACCGACTACAGCGATGGGAGCCACCGGGGAATCCAACATAAAAGGCCTCCAACAAATCTCATGCACCGTCGAATTGAACAACGACCTCGCAGCCGGCAAAGTGTTCGACACAGTCTTCGCAGCAGTCGGATCAGGAACAAACACCTACATCGTCAAGTCACTCTCGACAGGCACCCCGAATCCAGTCCTGACGGTATCGAATGCGTTCGTGGCCTCCGCTCCGATCGTTTCTGGAACTGTAAATGACCTCAGCAAAATCTCAATCACCCTGACCGGCGGGACACTAGTCAAGACATGAGCATCAACGTCACCATTCAGCACAGGGACGGGACACAAACACTCACTACAGTCTGGCCCTCCACGGAAGTCGCACTCGAAGACGAGTTCGGCGTCATCTGGGGAGAAGTCTTCACGGCAGAGTTCGTACCGCAAAAGTATCTCTACTTCGTGGCCTACACCGCCGTCCACGAATCAGGCAAAACACCGCTCGACTTCAAGGAATGGATCAAGACGATCGCATCCGTCGCAGTCGTGGACGGTGATACCCCAAAAGACTCGGACCCGGCAGTACCACTTGGCTCATCGGAGTCCTAGCAGTCAAGACAGGCATCTCACCGCTTGACCTACTCAAAACACCACCCGCGATCCTTCGAGTAATGATCGAAACACAATTCCCGAAGGCCGCCACATTCTCAGGAGATCAAGCATGGCAGGCTCTGGCACTTATGGCTTCCGACTAGCACCCGATCAAGTCGTCAAAGCAGAGATCGTCGGCCTTCGCGAAGTACAACGAGACCTCAGAAAACTCGGTCAAGACACAAAGACCGAGATGAAAGAGACACACAAAGCAGCAGCCGAAGTCGTTGTCATGGGAGCCAAAAGGCTCGTCCCGTATCGCACCGGCGCACTCGCCGCATCCATCCGCGCACTCGCAACACAATCATCCGGTCGAGTTCGTGCCGGCTCTGCATCTGTGCCATACGCGGGACCGATCCACTTCGGATGGCCATCACGCGGCATCGCTCCGAACCCGTTCATCTATGACGCAGTCGACTCCCGAGTCGACGAGATCAAAGGTCTCTACGCCGAACGCATCGACCAACTCATCAACAAATACGACCTCGCATCTGGTAAGCCCGTACGACAAGCGCGAGCAGTACGCGCCGCCGCAGGCTTCAACGACAAAGGCAACCTCCCAGACGCGCTCCTACGCAACACCGCCGGCGACATCATCGGCGGAGTCTACGGCGACAAGGTCGTCAGGTTCTAGACTGTCATCATGGCTCGCGGAATCTCAGTAGTAATCTCAGGCAACGCAGCACCGCTACGCAAAGCCATCGGAGAAGCCAACAAAAGCCTCGGTCAGATGGGCAAAGGCACAACGCTCGCTATGGGAGCCGCAGCCGCAGCAACGACCGCATTCGCAGCCTCAGCAATCAAAGCCGCAGCAGACGACCAGAAACAACAAGCCCTACTAGCACGTCAACTCAAAGTCTCAGCCGGCGCAACAGATCAACAAGTCGCATCTATCGAGCGATACATCGACGCAACACAACGATCAGTCGCAGTCTCAGACACCGAACTCCGCTCTGCGTTCCAGTCGTTGACCGTCGCTACTGGCGATCTCACAAAGGCTCAAGACCTCGTCAACGTTGCAATCCAGACGGGAGCGGGAACAAATAAATCCGCAGCGACAGTCGCCGAAGCCCTCGCAAAAGGTTACGCCGGCAACATGAGAGCACTCGCACAACTCTCACCCGAAGTCAAGAAAGCAATCAAAGACGGCGCAACCTTCAACGACGTCATCGGCATCCTCAATCGAAACTTCTCAGGCGCGGCACAAGTAGCAGCGAACACCTACGCCGGCCAGATGGCAATCCTTCGCAACTCAATCGACGAAGCAAAAGAGTCCATCGGTAACGCATTCCTCCCCGCACTCAACTCGGTCCTACCCGCGTTCAACAAACTCGCCACATTCGCCGGTCAGAATGCCGCCCTCATCGGCGGTCTAGCAATCGCAGTCGGAAGCCTTGCGGCCGCCGTCGTCCTTGTGCGCGGAGCGATGGTCGCATTCCGAGCAGTCGCAACAGTCACGACCGCCATCAACTACGCACTCGCGACATCGTTCACCGCCGTACAAGTCTCCACCGGCGTCGGCATTGTGACCGCGCTTCTTGGCGTCGCCGCGTTCGTCAAGATCAAAGCAAGCATGGACAAGGCAACAGGATCAGCCAACGCCTACGCCGGCGCACTCAAGAACGCAATCACAAGCCAAGAACAACTCAACGCATTCGTCGGACCCGTAGCGACTCGAGACTTCGCAGTCATGACAAAGATGCAAGAAGGTCTCACCCTCGCCGAAGCGCAAGCGGCCGTCGCAAAAGAGAAAGCCGCAACCGCCGCCGAGAAGTACAAAACAAAAGTCGACGGGCTACGCAGCAGTCTCAAAACCG